GATATATACGCTGTTGTCGCTTCCAAAGAAGTGCCAGAGGACGTTGATCTGTACGAAGAGATTGATCGTTTTGGCGAGAACTGTAAGAAGCTTATGTCAAACCTATTCACAGAGAAGCGTGACGGACGTAAGCTGCGAATGTCTAACATAGGTCGTGATGATCGTTACCTGTGGAACGTAGTTAACAACCCAGACGTACAAGAGGAAATGACTCCTAACACTTACGTCAAGTTTATGTACGGGCATCTGATCGAAGAGATGCTATTATTTCTAACCAGACTCTCAGGACACGAGGTGACAGATGAGCAGAAGCAGTGTGAAGTTGCGGGTATCACAGGCTCTATGGATTGTAAAATTGACGGTGTTGTCACTGACGTTAAGAGCACTTCCTCTTTTGGGTTTAAGAAATTCAAGGACGGAAGTTTGGCTTATGATGACCCGTTTGGATACGTTGCTCAAATTAAAGGGTATGCACATTCCGAAGGTGAAACCAAGTTTGGTTGGCTAGCGATGGACAAACAGAACGGACACCTGACGTACCTCATGTACGATACAGAGGACACACAGGCACCCGTTCACGAGAAGATCAGCTACGACATAGAGGAGCATATCGAACGTGTAAAAAAGCTAGTAGAACAACCGGAGCCGCCAGAGGTGTGCCACGAAGTCGTACCAGATGGCAAAAGTGGAAATCAAAAGCTCGCAGTCGGTTGTTCGTACTGTCCCTACAAGTTTACCTGTTGGCCCGAAGTAAGAACCTTCATCTACTCAAGTGGCCCAAGATATTTAACAGAGGTGGTCAATGAGCCGAAGGTCACGGAAATCAAAGCTGGGTAATTTTAGATCGGAGTTTGAGAAAGATGTCGCAACGCAGTTACAACCATTTGGCTTTAGCTACGAGCCGTGTCAGATCCCGTACAGGATCGAACGGAAGTACACCCCAGACTTCGTGTACGAACTCAACGGACGGGTCTACTACATTGAGTGCAAGGGCTACTTCAGGGCTGGGGACACACAGAAATACAGATCAATCAACAAGTGTCTCGCGGAGAACGAGGAGTTAATCTTTGTGTTGATGAAGCCTAACCAGAAGGTGAGCAAAAGTACCAAAAATACTATGGCTGAATGGTGTGACAAACACGAGATTCTATGGTATAATATAGATACACTAAAGGAGTTGGTTGATTATGTCTCTGACACTAGAAGAAATTAAGGAGCGTCTCTTGCGGTTCTACGACCCCGACGATCTTCTGGAAGCCCTACAGATTTCTGCTGAAGATATACTGGATAGGTTTGAAGACAAACTCCTGAGGAAACTAGATGAGTTTCAAGAAGACCTAGAGGAAGAGTATGAGTATTGATAACGCAACGCCGGAAGAATGGAATACCGTTACAGGAAAGCTGTACCACCCTCAAGACACTCACAATCCTGTGACTCAGCCCGACCACTACAACAAGGGAGCGATAGAGGCCATTGAAGCAATCAAGGCGTCTATGCATCCGCAGGAGTACAAGGGCTATCTCAAAGGTAACTGCCTGAAGTACCTTTGGAGGTACGAGTACAAAAACGGTGTAGAGGATCTACGGAAGGCCCGTGTCTATCTAGAGTGGCTCATCAAGGAGGTTGCCTTATGAAAGTCATAGATGGAGGATTTGGTAAAAAGAAAGAAGACAAAGGTAGCGTACCCACCACAGATTTTTTAGCCACGTTTGCGCTGAAGGCCAAAGACTACGAAGAAGAAGGTAGGGACGTAAAGGCAATAGTCTTGATGTACGAGGACGGTGGAGTATTTGAAGTAGCCTCTAACGAACAGTACCCTGACGGTGTGTTTATGCTACTGCACATGAGCGCACACGCGATACTTAACGAGACACTAGGAGTAACAATATAGATGGACGCTTACCAACAGTACATTCACAAGAGTCGTTACGCACGTTACCTACCAGAAGAGAAGCGGCGTGAGACTTGGGAAGAGACAGTTAACAGGTATATCAACTTCTGGTCTGATAGAGGCTCGCTGAACGACTTTGATGTGTCTGAGATATACGACGCAATACACAAGCTAGATGTGATGCCCAGCATGAGGGCACTGATGACCGCAGGAGAGGCGCTTGATCGTGACAACGTAGCAGGGTTTAACTGCAGCTACCTACCCATAGATCACCCTAAGGCCTTTGACGAACTGATGTACGTCCTTCTGTGTGGAACAGGGGTAGGCTTCAGTGTAGAGCGGCAGTACATCACAAAACTACCAGATGTAGCGGAGACATTCCATGCAACCGACACAGTTATTAATGTTGCAGATTCGAAGATCGGATGGGCGAAATCGTTTAGGGAATTGGTATCACTGCTGTACTCAGGTCAAATTCCCGAATGGGACGTTAGCAGAGTTAGACCTGCAGGTGCCACGCTCAAGACTTTCGGAGGCCGTGCAAGTGGTCCTGAACCTCTCGTCGATCTTTTCAAGTTCACAATTGAACTCTTTCAGGGATCAGCTGGACGAAAACTTACGTCCATTGAGTGCCACGATCTTTGCTGCAAGATTGCTCAAATCGTTGTCGTTGGAGGAGTCAGGAGATCAGCCCTCATCAGCCTCAGCAACCTCACAGATGACAGACTGCGACGATGTAAGCACGGTCAGTGGTGGGTAGATGAGCCTCAGCGTGGTCTGGCGAATAACTCAGCGTGTTACACAGAGAAGCCTGACTTTGAGGCTTTCCTAAACGAGTGGACTAGTCTATATGAATCACGATCTGGTGAACGAGGTGTCTTTAGTCGAGTGGCAAGTCAAAAGCAAGCTGAAAAAAACGGCAGACGAGATGCTACCTTTGATTTTGGAACTAATCCGTGTAGCGAAATCATCCTCAGACCCTATCAATTCTGCAACTTATCAGAGGTTGTTGTCAGGCCAGACGATACACTCGCAAGCCTCAAACGAAAAGTACGTGTTGCGACAATACTTGGAACTCTACAGGCTACCCTAACAGACTTCCGTTACCTACGTAACATTTGGAAGACTAATACGCAAGAGGAAGCTCTGCTAGGTGTGTCACTAACAGGCATCATGGATCATGCCCTGCTGTCTGGGCGTGAGGACAAGACAAAACTGAAGAGATGGCTTACGGAGATGCGTAATGAAGCGATTGTTACAAACGAGCGGTGGGCTAAAAAGCTGGGCATTAATCCGTCTGTCGCAATTACTGCAATTAAGCCTAGCGGTACTGTTAGTCAGTTGGTTGATTCTGCTAGTGGTATTCACCCTAGGTACAGCAGTCAATATATTCGCAGAGTCCGTGCAGACTCTCGTGACCCACTTTGCGGGGTCCTAGAGGCCGCAGGCGTCCCTGTGGAGGACGATCTAATGTCCCCTAGTACACGGGTATTCTCCTTTCCTATCGCGTCTCCTGAGGGCGCTGTGACAGCCTCAGACATGGGTGCTATGGAGCAGTTAGAACTGTGGGAGATATATCAGGACTACTGGTGTGAGCATAAGCCATCTATGACCTGCTACTACCGTGATGATGAGTTCCTTGAGGTGGGACAGTGGCTGTACAACAAGTTTGATAAGGTGTCAGGTATCAGCTTCCTGCCCTACTCAGACCACACGTACCAGCAGGCTCCTTATGAACCTGTGGACAAGAAGATGTACAACCAGCTTGCTAAGGACTTCCCGAAGGAAATATCGTGGGATATTGAAGAGGCCAGCGATATGACCGAAGGATCACAACAACTGGCCTGTACAGGGAACAACTGTGAACTATGACATAAAGATCATAGTGTAACCTTCAGACTTACCTACGTCCTCTGGCTTGTCTTTCGGGTCATGGGGCGTAGGTATTCCTTCCGCTTGCATCTTCTTGATGCGATCCTTTGACTTCTGGCACATACTGTGGTAGTCAATAGATGTGTAACTTACTGTGTGGTCTTTGTCTTTCATTGTTGTCCTCCTGTTAGCAAACCAGTTCTGCCTATTCCTCTAGACAAAATATCTGCGGTTAGTCCTGTGCGATCATCCTTCAAGAACCTCTGAGTAGCCGCCTGAGGCGCTGTTTGACCAGCAACAATCCTTTGTGCTGTCGGTGTAGCCATAGCCCTGCCTAATCCCGCCGCCGCCGCTAATCCAGCACCAACACCAGCAGGACCTCCCACTACTCCACCAGCAGTAGCCGCTGATGCTAAAATAGCAGTAGCAGCTATAGTATGGAACCAGCTAGGATTCTGAGGGCTTCTTAAAGTTTTTAACTCATCTAGCTGAGATTTAAGAGCAACAACTTCAGCTTCTTTTTGTTGCTTCAAAAGAGTATCTCTGGCAATTTCCTGAGAAAACTGCGGATTATTCCTTAGTCTGGCTTTTTTATCCGCTATATTAGCATCAATCTTCTCTAGCTGAGTCTTTAGGTTTTGATTATGGTCCCTAATAGTTTTCTCTACAAGCCTTGCTTTTGCTTTGGCTAAATTAGCTGCTCTTTTTGCTATAGCTTTTTCAGCACTTTTTAAGTTAGTCTCTAAAACGTGAGCATCCTTAACTAGAGGACCAGTACCATATCTTTTGTCTAGGTTATTGTTATCAGAAGCTGCTTTAATCCAATCACTTTCATCAAAGACACCACGTTTTTTAGGATCAACACGAGTGTTCTCAACTGCGTCTCTAAGAACTACAGTACTCTTCCATTTTTTAGACTCTTTCTCAAAAGCCTCTTTCTGAGCAGGGGTTAACTGCTTCTTAATGATGTCGTCAATCTTCCCCTGAGCCATATAGTACGCTTTACGAACTTGTGGATCTCCTGCTGCAGCAGCAAAAGTCCCCAATCTACTACGCACTGTTGACAAAGTATCACCGTCAATCCTATTGCTGGCGTCCCTAAACTTACTAATGTTAGAAATAGCGTCCATAACATTATTTTTAAAGCTACTTATGTCAGGCAGTAGAACCTTAAAAACAGGATCTTGAGTAATACCATCAGCTAAGGATTTTTCAAACTCGTTTTTGTTGACCCTTATCTTTTTACCCTTAATCATGGAATAGCCACGATTACTCCATAAGTCGTCCAAAGCCCTAATGCGTTGGCCTACATCTTCTATAGATAGAACCTTTTGTATCTCATTGATACGCGCTTCTGCTGGCATTGCCTCAGCAAACGCTTGGTTTCTAAAGTCAAAACGACGAGCATTTAACGTACGGTTTACATCAGAAGTTGCTTTACCTGCGATTTCTTCTGCCTGACCTTTTTTTAACGCTTGCAGTTTGTCTTTAAGAGGCGCGTTTTTATCCTTTGAAATTTTTTCTAGTTCTGCTTTCTCCGCTTTAAAAGCATCAATAGCGTCTTTCATTTTATCATTACTTTCTTGAACTTGACGTTTAACACCTGCGTCCATTTCTTTTGACATTGCTTTTTGTGCTTTGTAGTACTCTTCTGCTTTACCAACAATTTTTTGTTCTTGTGCTTTAATTACACCCTTGCCACCAAAAGATGGGGCTACAATGTCCCTGTAAAACGTATGAACAGCACCCTCTATACCGTCTGGTTTACTTGCAGCCAGCGTAATAGGAACAAATTCTCCAGCATCGTCAATCAGATCACCCTCTACGTTTCTGCGTGTAAAGGCACTGACGGTTTTACCACCTAAGCCCATAGTTCCGCGCAGGACTCCGTACCCAACTAAACCTTGACCAGCACCTGATACAGCACCAGATAATCTTTGTCCTTCT